GCATAGTCTGATAGTGTTTCCAATAACCGAATTGGTCTTGGTATTCTATATCGACCTTTTGGCTCATTTTTATACCTAGGAAATTTTTTGTGTAAGTAATCTTTGGTTGATTGCTTTCATGTGACTCGAAGTCTCCACTCATAAAACCATACTGAAAAATTTTTTGAATTCACTTATATTTACTCTCTCGATTTTGGTCCGTTGTAGGTTAGGTTCCCTGTGCGTTTTTAACATCGCTCCGCGACCGCTACACATAAGACCGCAAATAACCTGCTCATTTGCTACACTATGCTACCACGAATAGAGAGGGATGTCAACACCCTCCCCACCACGCACGAAGTAAGCACGAACGGTTACACGATTTGAGCATGCTTACTGTTGATCTTACCACGATTCGTATTAGTCCTTATGCCCTTAGTTTGTGATAGCACGAGCAGAGACTTCCGAGGTTTGGATGCCTTAAGGACTGTGTACTTAATCTGCCCCTTAGCATCAGCAATCGCTAAGTCCAGTTTAGAAGCAGTTCCGAGAGTTGAGAGATCCATAATAAAAAAGTGTGTTGACAAAAGTGTTAAAGAGTGGTAGTGCTTATGCTACTACCATACCACTAAAGAAAGGTGTTACTGAGTTAGCATGACGATTGCTAACGAACCACTGCCACTGCTTCTGAAATACTCCGAGACCATAAGCAAACTCATCGCATAACGCATTAAGTCTGCTCTTAGTTGTATTAGACTGCCAACCGCCATCGAATATTGTCAACTCTCTTTTATCATGATCGAATGTAGCAATGTGATTGCCATGTAGGTAAACGGTAGACTCAAGACCATTGTCTGTTGTGAATACTGTGGTGTTACCTGAAGACCAATTTCTTTGTCCTCTGATTGCTTGGTTCATTTGTGCTTCGATCTTTCTCATGTGTGTCCTTTGTTTGTTATACACTTATTATAGGGCATGAGAGACCCTCTGACTGCTTCTAGTGGACACCTCCGTGACTGTCACATACTGCTCATAATACTCTAAGCACAGCATAGCATTCTGAAACTCCACAGAGTTATTATACATGCTTCGGGAAAGTGTGGCAATGCTCCGAGACACTTCGAGACATTTAGAATGCTTATGTGTGGGTTCGGGGATGTGCTTGACAATTTCAGAGTTTTATGGTAGGATGCACGCCAAGATGACTATAAAATCACCCCTTTATTATAATAACTCAAAAGAGAGATAGAGCACGCAACTATGTTTTTTTATACCTTTTTTAAATAGCATAAAAAAAGACTCTTCTCTCTCTGAGCACCTTATAGTCCCTGTGCTACCTCTACCTGCTCTTTAAGTTTGAGCAGGTTATTATACATGATTCCCTTATCAGGATTGCTTACAGTCGCATAGGGTTTGAGCGCTTGAAGCGTTAATAGTTTGATAAGGGATAATTGCTCATAGGTAAAAGCGGTTAGTGTATTCTCAGGCATTAAACTGTCCGAGGTTCTCAACATATACGCTTTTCACTCTCTCTTTATTTCTCAGTTCTAAAAGTTCCTTCCAATTCCATTCACTAGGGCGTACACAGTTCTTATCGTCTACGGTAAAATCAAGTGTAACACGGTAGCGGGTAAACGTGTTCTTTTTTGTTTTGAGTGACATGAGCGTGAAAAGCAATGGGATAAAACTAACACTTTATTTTATACCTTGGTGTGCTTATTGTCAATAGGGTAACCATAATAAGTTAGCACCTCCTGATATAATGCCTCACTATCATTGTAAGATAGCATGGCATATTTATTTGGTGCTTTGGTTCGGGTCGCAATACTTTGTGTTCTCATGTTTGCAGTCATAATGAATTAATGTCTCTTGTAAGTTTAAAATTTTGGGCGCGGCGTCAGTCTCACAAATAATGTAAGTTCTCTCTCTAGTGTTAATGTCTGAGGCAAGTCTAATCATTTTGAGTATAATGTCCCCACGTTAGATTGTATAAAGTCCTTGGTATCTTGTACCGTGGGAAATGTTCTTAATCGGGATAGGATTAAAACCTCTTCTCCTTCTGCTAACTGTTGGGGCATATACTTGTAAAGGATAAATCCCTCGCCATCGATGTTAGTGCAAATTTGACCAAAAAGCATTTCATTAAAGAAAATCCACTCCTTATGCCATACCTTTTCATTCGGGTCTAGGCGATAGGTGACATCGAACTCAGGGCGGTTCGGTGCTACTTGGGGGTTGTAGATTACCATGAGTGAGAATTAATAAAGAGAATCGATTTTAGACTGAATAGAGGCAACACGGTCAGCAACTGGAATACCTCCAATTAACTCATCTTCCGCAGCGTCAGGGTCATCATAAGCGATATAATCCTCAAGTGCAGCAGCAATGGTATCCAATTCTGCATCGGTGAAAAATTCTCTGATTGTTTCGATTGATGATAGTGACATGACTTTTTTTAATTGATGTTTTTAGTATAAGGGACTATTAGGGAAATTGGGGAAACCGTGTGCCACTTTATGGGCAGTCACCATACTCACCCATAAGGCACTTGCCGTACATAACCTTAGCATATCCGTACTCTTGAGAGAGATCATAGCAAGAATCCCAGCACTCATCGAGAGTAGCAAAGGTTTGATTTTCGAATGGTGCAGCGGGCACCTCAACTGTGTAATTAACTTTCATACTATTAGTATGACACAGAATCGGGTCATTTTCAAGGGGTTTTGTGCCTCTTTAATAAGTGGCACAAGACCCATTGCCAGATTAATACTTAATCATCTTATTATCCATAAGGACTAATTGATAGAATTTACTGAGCATGTTTCTGTATCTGGTTACCTGATGTGAATCTCTAAATGCTTCAACATCATTCACAAATGCAATATAACTCACTTGAGCAAATTTTGTTTTGTCAATATGGATTGCTCTATAGTCCTCATTGCTGATGTCATCATGTGCAACTTCATAAACAACTTTAGCAACTACATCACCTCCGATAAGGATATTGCTAAACATACTCTGCTCGTGCTTATGGTGTATGCTCATATTATTTCTCCAGTCTCCACTTCCATAAGTGTCAATAGCATTAAGAAGTAATTGCTGATAAGTATCTAACCTTACTGGTTTGTTTGTCTTCTTTGATAATACTGTTGAGAGTGGCATAGTTCTTTAATTGTTGTTGTATTCATTATAACTTAGTGGCACCTGTATTTGCTACATCATGTGCCACTAATCAAACTGTCACTTATGTGCTTGACTTATGGTAAAATCTCTCGTCTAATTCTAAATTATCGATGACAGATTTGGTTGCTTCCATTAAGTCTTCATCGTCAATTTCGAAATCGGCGAACTCTACCAACTCATAGATTTTATTGTATAAGTGATTGAACTGTTCGAAATTGCACTTCATAAGTATGTCACCTTAGCATTAATGATTGCATCAAATAGATTGTCGAATGTTTGAACATCGAAGTCATCCGCCTCATTTAATGTGTCAAGGATTTGCTCCTGTGAGCACATGATGTTATAGAGGTGCTGATACTGACTTTTAGTGAGATCAATGTTAAGTCCTTTTTTTGCCATGATGTTTGAGATGATTGTTTATATGTTTATTGTAGATGCTATTATAAGCAAATAGGATAATAGTATGACGGTTTTTTGATTGTCACTCAGCATAGTTTACTCCGTCAAATACTCTTAACTCTGTGGTATAGTTGACTAACTGCTCAAACCCATCTTCCGAGATTTTAATCTCTTTGAGCAACTCAGGCGAGGCACATTCATTAAGGTAAGTGACCATGTACTCAAGTTGCTCGAGTGCTTCAATGCTGAAACCGTGCTTTGCTTCGATTTCTGTAATGTCTGGAAATTGGTGCATTTAAGTTAATGAATGAAAATGATTATCAGGTTAAAAGGTATCCCTAAGCAGTTGTGAATGTTTAGCAATTAACCTGATACTATTATTATAACTGAGTGACACATGTATTTGCTACATCATGTGCCACTAATCAAACTGTCCTAATGGTTCTTGACAAGATAATCGCCAGTTTGTATTCTCTCAAATACTGCTGTTTGTTCATCAGTCAAATCGAAATCCATATCTCTGAGTATATCCCAAAGTTTAATCATTTGATATGACTCATCGAAAGAAATTGGCACGTTAATCACTGGCATAAGTCCTCAAACATTTTCTGTGCTAATCCTTCAATAGCGTCTCTAGTGCCTTTGTCTAGCACAAGCAATTCATCCAACTCTTTTTGAGTTAGTTTGTTACTGACTCTGAACTCTTCTTCAGCGTCAACTAGGCAAGTCTCTAGAATTGCCTCATGATGTAAAACTGACATAATTTCTCCTTTTGTTGTTATTACTATTATAGAGCAAATAACTCACTTATTTGCTTCTAGTGTGACAGTAATTAAATTGTCCTAACGAACAGCATAAACTGTATCTAAATTCTGATTTTCAACACTTGCTCTGCCATAATCAGTTGCCCACTCTATACAACTTTTCTTCGCTGTTTTCAAATCATTTGTATAATGCTCATGATACCCGAGCGGATGATCTGGAACTATTATGGTATAAGCAAACTTATTTCTAGGATGATTTGGTTCTCTTTTTAAATTCTCTCGTTGAATTATCTTTAATTGCTCTAATGACTTTTCAAGTAATTCCCTAGTTGATAGATCATCGTACCTAGGTGATGGGTTATCAAAAATTAGTTTGTCCATTAAATTCTTGTTTGTTATGTACTCATTATAGAGCAAATAACAAACAAAAATATAACTTATGTGCCACTAATGAAAGTGTCACAAACTACCTTGCCAAATACTTTGTTTCAGTCAACAATCGTTGCCATTCACTTTCTTCGCCATAATGATTAATGATTTCATCCTCAAGTTCGGCATCATTACACTTAGTGTAATAGTCATAAATTTGATCGTAGGCGATTTGGCATAGTGTATCCAAATCCATATTATCAACTACCTCATTAGCAAACTTATCACAAATTGCTTCAAATTGAGGCAGGGGCAGTTTAAAATCAGTCATCGTAGCAAGTCTCCAGTTTGGCATAGATTGAGTCAACTTCTGGCGCAATGTCTTTAGCATCTACCAGTTCAAATAGTCCATCGAGATAGTATAAAATTGTACTGATCTCGCCTTCCGTGAGTGATACTAAATGCTCACGAATTAATTCCTCTTCTACTGGTTCATCCCTTACGGCATACTCCAGTCCCTCGGATTGAGATTCATACCAAAACTTATCCCACTCTTTTGGGTTGTTGGTAACGTCTTCGCTGTGCATTAATCTGCCTCCAGATTGAAAGTAACTTGAAATTCATTTGTAAAATCTTGATAGTCAGTAACCACAAGCGGGCACTCATCTAACCACTTTTGAAAATCTGCATAACGTTGCTCTAATACCTGTTCCCTATTCATCGGTTCCGATCTCCTCAAGTGATTTCATAATGGTAACAGTACGGTCAATTAATGATGCCCTACAGTCTAACAAGTCGCCATCATTTAATTCTCTTAATGAAGTGTTTAGTTCCTCTGCTTCATTCCAAGCATCCTCTATCAAAATAGGGTTAGAACCATCTGAAAATTGTTGTAGTCTCTCAACTACTTCTTCAAAAGAAAAATCTCTGTTAATGGCATTATCACCAAAGGCAATTTCAAAAACGTCTTCAATAAATTGGTTTTGGGTCATAGTACGAATTGTAAGTTTATCAAGTTGTTTGAATGTATCTTTAAAAAGTTCTTCCATGATTAAAAAGGGTTTGTCCAGTTATATGCTTGATAGTCACTTACATAACCATCTTTATTGAGCATGTCAACAAAGTTATTCCAGTCTTCACGCTTAGCAACTACATCACCTCGTAAACTTGGATTATGTGCTACTGCCACATTCCAGTTGTAACGAAACTGAGCGAGAACTGCTGCTTTAGTTGCTTTCCACTTTGCCATTTTGAAGAAACTCCTTTGTTTGTATGTTCTTATTATAATGGATCATTGATCCAAATCAACGAATAGTGGACACTAATAGAACTGGCACAGGGGTTGTTGACTTTATACCATACACTGCTCAAGAATTGATAAGTTCAAAGGCATAGCAGTATATGGCGAAGTGTCCTCTATTCTGACTTCTTTTCCTTTTCTTTTTGAATTAATAGGGGCGAAGTAAGTGCCTCTCTTACAGTCGTAGAATCCCCAGATACAACTAGTTTTGCTACCAGAATTGTAAACAAACTCACGGTCAAATACAATCCAAATTGAGCATAAATTAGACGTTTTGGTGTGAAATTCATAGTGATAACCTTTTGGTGCTGTGTGTGGGAAATTAAAACTATTATCGAACATATAGGTAACTACCTGCCCAGTCTGCCCTTTCAAAGCATAGTTTTCTGCTCTTATCGTCTAACAAGTTGTAGCGGATGCCATTTGGTTGTGGTTTAGTCCATGATGCTGCTTTATGAACATCACCAGTATTAGCATCAACAAAGCAATGAACAGATTGACTGCCGTCTCCGTTGTTATGGATTACTTTAAGAAACTTACGCCCTTTCTTGATATAAAACTCATGATCTACGCCACTAAGGTTAATTTCTCTTATTTGTCTAATATGGTAAACTTCATCATTTCCACTACTTGATATAATTGACCTATGATGCCAATTAATTTGATCTTCTTTAATTTTCTCATAAAGAATGTCACACAATTCTAGAGTGTGATTAAAGACTTGCTCTTTTAGAGTGTTTGTAGTAGATGACATAATAAAAAGAAAATAAGATTAACAAGCGCAGCAGAGTGCGGAATTAAAAAGTTGGGGAATAGTGTGAAGTTCAGTCACCTCATAACCATAACCCTCTACTCGGGAATCAATTTCATGATCCATATCCTTACGGTTGATGTATCGCTTGGACTGTAAATCCTTACCGAAAGTAACAGTTTTGTAGATCAATCGTTGACTGATAGTTCCATCAGCATAAGTGACAGGGTAAAAATCAACTTTGATCGTACCGCATTTTGAAACTAGTTGCATGATGAAATCCCTTTGACTCTTTAATTATAGGGTATGGCGGGTCGCCTGGCGCCTCTGGTGGACTGTTTGAGAACTGTCACACCATCGGTTGCCATTTTAAAATATCAATTTTACAAGTAAGTTACTTCGCCATTTTCAACTGCTTCCATGTATTCACACATATCACTATGTGCCTTCTCTTTATTGTCATTATTTTCTTTCCATGTCAAATCTTTATAAATTTCTAACAATTTACATAGATTCAATCCCTCTAGGTCAGTCCAGTTGCCAACATAATCTAATTGACTCTCGTCATATCCACCATCTTTTAATGATGGCGCTGTGATAAACTCAAATGCAATGTCAATGAAAAAATGTCTACCGAACTCTTTACTTTCTATTGTTTGAAGTGGCAAAAACTTACCATGCTCATCGTTTAGATAGTCTTTAAAAATGTAAGTTCTCATTAAACTGCTCCATAAATTTGGTTCATTAGATCACGGACTCTTTCTCTGTCTAGTGAGTCACCATCACCCCATGTGAATAATGGATTACCAGCAGCACATTTGTCTAGGTATGAAAGAGTAGCAAAAGCAATCTGTTCTTTAGTCCTATTGTTCTCAGGATAGATGCCGCCTTTACCGTAGAAACTAAAGACGTACTCAATAAATTCTTGAAAGTTTTGCATAATGCTTTATTGGTTGTTATTCTTATTATAGTCCTATGTGTTCACTTATGGTGATACTGTGTGCCGCTAATAAAACTGGCACAATAGTTCTTGACTAATAAGAATTTCATGTAATTCTATTTGTGTGCCATGTGTTCGGCATCCTCTTTGATGTAATCTCTGACTGAATGAGCAAGTGACTCTATCTCTTGATATATTTGTGTGGGTGTGTGATACTCGTATGGTTCATAAGCATTTTCACTTAGAAAATCGTCAAGTTGCTCATCATCCCATGTATCGAAGTCAGGGGGCAATGTCTCACATAAAATGTGACTTGATGCAAAAATGAAATCTTGCTTTTTGTATGTGATGTATTCCATGATTAAATCCTCTGTAGATTATAGTTCATGATCTCTTCATTATCATAATCTGAATTGCCTGATCTATATTTCTCAGGGTCTTTAAGAATGTAATCCCACGCTACTTCCATCAAGTCCTGATTTTCCCATTGGGTTATATCGGACTCTTCTTCATCGAAATCCATTTCTTTACAATAATCTTCCCAAATATCATCAAATGATATTTCAAAATTTTGGTAATAGTCAGTTCTTGTTGTGAACTGCATAACATACTGTTGTTTAACTTGTGGCATTAGTCCTCCTTTGGATAGTGGTTAGTAATCATGTCTTCAACTTGATTAAGTTGATCTTTTGTCATTATTTCAATCATAAAATCAATTAGGTCATAGGGTGTTCCGTTGTCGCCCTCTTCAATAATTGATGCTATTTCTGAAAAGATTGTTGTTTTTTGGTCTTTGTATTTCATTCTGAAAAATCCTCTATCATTGCATCTATTTCAGCAGCACATTCGCCACATCGCCAACCATGTACTTCATCACCATAGTAAGCATAACGATTAACAAATCTACCTGAACCTATGCGGCAAGATTTGCCACAGTCAACACATATTTCTTTATCAAATATGTTATCGGGTGTAATTACTACTTCCATAACACCTCTGGGTTCCAGTCGGATTGCTGTTTCTTGTATAAGTCCTCAACAGAGCAACCTTTACGTCTTGCAACTTGTCTTGCAATCATTGCTTCCCATCTTAGGAAAGACTCATAACGTTGTTTGTTAGTCATAGATGTCTTTGTTGTTATATTAAGTATAACTCAAGGGCAACACAGTTAGTGTAATGATGTGACACTAAGTGTATTGTCACATTACCACATATCATCAGGTTTCTTTGCTTGATTTCTAATCATTTCATCGTACTCTTTTTCTGATCTAGTTTGAAGTCTAGAAGCAATGTTTTTCAATTCAGCAAGTTTATCTTCTATTTCAGGATATTCAAATTCATTTCCAGTCTCATTGATCTCATCACATTTCCATTCAAGATAGTAAATGACATCATGTAGTTCATGCCATGTAAAAGGCACTTTAATTGATTTGTTTTGAGTGTGGTGGTGGTCTCTCATCATTGTTGAAAATCCTCTGATAATAGTGTACCCCATTGAGTGTAGATGTATGGGTATTGCTGTGACAGTTTGAGATTCTGCATATACATTTCTTGTGTATATTCCTCGTCAGTCTCATTATAAAACTGCCATTTAAGTTCTGCTTCTTTTCTTGAGATCATTACATGTATGCGGTTAATGAATGTAGTAAATTTGTTTGATACTCAATATGTGTTATCTTTGCTCCAGTCTTATGTTCAATCTTAGAGCGTAGATCATTACCATTCTTTGCTGTCCATATCCCAATATATTCAGAGACCATATCATGCTCTTTGTCTAGTTCAAGTTCAGTAACTAGGTAAAATGTTTCTTTCTTCATTTTATCCTCACACCTCTATAGTCCCACTTCTTTTGAAGTTGAACTGCTTCCTGATTGCCATCATAGCAATCTTGTAGTATATCTCTAGTCTTAAGATGCAATGATTTAATCACATCTTTGCCATAGTATTCATGCTCAATAACATCATGTCCTGTGCATTGTCCGCCCCATTCTGTGACATCGCTATCAAGTCTGTTGTATAGTCCCTTAGTAATATAATTTAAGAGACCAAATTCTCGGCGAGAGAGTGTGATCGTATGAGTCATTTAATTGGTAATGAATTAGTGTGTGGAAGAGATTCGAATTAAAGAGCATTTTCCTCTGGGGTCGCTCACTCTTGCCTTCCACATTTATAATATACCAATAAAAAAGACCCCTGTGGGGTCTTAGTAGACGGTTATTTAATTGTCACACTCAAAATATATTTGTCCATCGAGTATGATTTGATTTAGAAAGTCTACCCTCATTAAGCATATTATCGCACACCCTACAAAATACCTCAAACTTTTGTTCTCTTGTAAGAGTATCTGCTCCATCGCAATTTTTCATTACTCGGAGCATTTGTGCTTTGGAAGTAATCATGAAATAACTTTCCTCAGGTTTTGAACATCCCACTCGGGATAATTGAAGCGCACCCAGTTAATACAGTCAAGGGCATTTGCCTTATCTAATACTGTGATAAACTTATACAAGTGATCTTCAGTTTTATTCTGTAGGATTAATTTGTAGTCCATCATTTGCGTAGAGGAGAATTGTAATAACGGCGAAAGGCAGTAAAAAGAATAATGGCAGTGCTAATGACACCGACCATACCGAGAACAGTAATGCCATCGCCAGCGAAAGAATAAGTGTCAGGTGTCATTTGAGTTGAATTTCGTAGTCAATAGATTTGATGCACCACCCTGCTGCGGTGGTAATTTCTTCAAGTAGATCATCCTCATCGTCTGCATCCCAGACTCCTAAAGTTTGATCCTGCAAGGCAATTTCCTCATCAACTGTGATAGTGTACTCTTCAGATAAACTATCGTTGAGATCAAACTCAACTTCTGTTACTAGGAATTTCATAGTTGGATAGAATTATTTTAGTTCAATTAGTCCCTGTGAGGCAAGAGCATGAAGGGTTCGACCATAATGACCCTGCAACCATTTCCAGGCGCCAGTGTCATAAATCTCTTGAAACAGTTGAAGAAACTCATCCTCTGTACAGCGGTCAGATTCGTACTTGAGAAGCAGATCGGTGTTAGGCATCGTCACCCCTGTTTGTTTGACTCTTATAGTATCTCAGATATTTACCCTATTTGGCACGTTTAGTGGACACTTTGGGAACTGTCACATCATGATGTGGATTGTCACGTTTTGTGATATACTCCAACTCATGCCAAGTTGCTGTATAACAAAGTAATAGGCAATGTATCATACAATGCCTATCATTTTTTGCATATTCACAATTAGGTTTAGGTTTAACTCCTATCTCGATAGTAATATATTGATCGCATTTAAAATACACCCATCCCTCATGAACCAGTCCCATTGCTGTAGTCCAAACAACATAATCATTGACCTTGGGTTCATAAGGCATTTACTTACTCCAATTTTTGACTGCATTGAAATTATTATAGGAGAAAATCTCCCTTTTTACCAATTTATATGTTCCAAATGTGTTGGTCATAACATACCCCTCATGTTCACAAGGTTTATCACCAATGTAGCAGTCAACATCTTCATAATCTGTAATTCCATCCATGAGCAATTCTTTAATTTCGATGATAAGTTTGTATAGGTGAAAGAGATTAACGTCTAAACCTGTATCCTGTGCCAACTGGGATGGCACTAGGTCTTTCCCCGAACGAATATATGAATTAATCACTTGTTTAACATAAGCACCTATCTTTTCGTCAGTAAATGAAGTAAATCGAATCAATACCTTTGCGGCACCAATAAGCAAACCGATCTTATTCTTTCTAGTCTTGATCTGTGCCTTAGTATCAAGGAATCGAACAGTATCTGATTGTATAACATTGTCATCCTCATTGAATGACATAAACTTGGCATTCATAGTTTTCATGCTGTTACCAAAATACTCAGTATGTGCAGCAAATACTATATCTTGAGTAGGAGCAAACAAAAACTTATATGTTATGGTGTTTGGTGTGTACTCATCATAACCACCATAACCAATAAAATCACCCTGAAAAACACCGTCTTTATGCGGTAGTTTATCAAGACACATGTGAAGTATGGAAGCAACAGCAGGTGTAGCACCGTGATTGTCTTCTATATCTCTGTGAGTATAATTGATCTTTACCTTAACTTTATTGAATACACTCTTAGTCCCAACAAAAAACCTACCACATTCAGGGTTAATACCCCATACAATAGCAGG